AAACATGGGACATGGTATGTTTGTCCCTGGGGGCAAAGATGCTTTTGGTGGTGGGGATCGCACACAAGAAACAATGACACATTACTGGAGTGAGCCTACTTCAGCGAATGCCGCAATATATCCCTTCAACCATGTCTATGAATCTGAGTCGGGGCACATCATGGAATATGATGATACTCCTGGAGCAGAGAGAATCAACCAGATGCATCGCTCGGGTACTTACTACGAGATTGATGACAGTGGTAATAAAACTACAAAGGTTACAGGTGACAATCATAACCTGACTATCCATGATGACTACCTTTATGTGAAGGGACAGATACTTTGGACAGGCGATGATGAAATGATGATTAGGTGTAATGACCAAATGACTCTAGGTGCCAAATGGAATATTCGTTTAGTGTCTGACCATAACATCGACATACACGCCAAGGGAGACTTGAACCTGAGAGGTCACAATGTAAATATCGAGGCACGGGAAAACTCTATCAATATGAGTGCTGCTCAAATAACAGCAAAGGCACATGGATACGCTTCAGATACAGAACCCGGCACAGGCTATAATGGCATGGGTGGTCAAGACGAACCATTCGGTGGTTTGATACATCTTGAGGCAGGTGCCTTTGGAGCTTCCTCTGGTAGAATACTTTTGAAAGTACCTCATGGTGATCCTTTTGCAGGTATGGCTGGTGGTGGTGACTTTGCAGGTAATCTACAATTGCCTGGAGGTGCTATAGTACATGAAGGTGGTACCACTGTAGACTTAACCGATTCACCCAAGTCTAGAAATACTTTACAGGCAAGAGTAAACTTTGCTTTCAAAGCAGCAGACTCTGTGACAGCATTTACGGCTGGTCCATATACAAACCTCGAAGGTGATATAGGTACTTGGGGTTCACTGGTTGATGCAACTCATACACATAGTCAGGGTATGACTGGTGGTTCAATACCTGGATTCAGATTAGAGAAACCACAAAACAATCCGTTTGCTGGAAGTACCGCACCCGATGTAAATGTAAATGCTGAAAAGATTAGAAACTTACATAACGAGGACGTAGACTAATGGCAGGAAACCCACATGGAGATCCTTCAGCCCCAGCAGGTAATACTCATGGTGGTAACCCCACGGCCGGTGTCGGAGAGACTGGCAATCTTGAAGGTATAGCTGCAGCAGCTGCAGCAGCTGCCGCTGCATCGGAAGCGGGCAACCATGGAAGGCCTGGTGGACCTTGGAAAAAAACTAAACTTGGTCAAGGTGAATGGGCAGATGGCACTTGGACTAATAAGCCTGGATTGGTAATAGCAACAATTGCCGGCGAGGCCTCAACAACGCCCCCTGCAGGTTCTACTAATACTGGGTTTGGACCTCATAAACAAAAACCCAGTTCTGGAGATAGAGAAATACAGGGTGGTGACCGTCCCGATGGTAATGACAATGTTGGTGGTTATGATCCAGGTGGATATGGAGATCAATCAACTGGCCTAGGAGAATTTGGCGGCACTTCAGGAACATCTCCTGGTAATGCTGATGTTACATCAGGTATTGATCCAAGTTCTGAGTTTGGAAGTGCAGGAACTTCACCTGGCTCTCAAGGAACAGCACCGGGCGAAGGCGGTGGTGGGTCATCTAGCGGGTCGGCCGGGGATCCGGGTGGAGCAGCTGATGGTAACGAGGGTGGTGGTGATGGCGGGCCCGGCAACTGATGGCGGGAATGAATAGTCTGAGTATAAATAGTTGATATGCCTATTACATATAACACAGGGTACGATGATGCCCAAGCAGTAAACGAGAGTCCTAGAAGTACTTTCATCTATAAGGACCTCAATATGTTTTTTACTAAACATCCCGCATCGAAAGATGTGAGTAAGGTCACGGACGTACAAGCAATAAAACGTGCTGTTCGTAATTTAGTTTTATTGAACCAAGGTGAAAAACCTTTCCATCCAGAGATAGGGGGAAACGTCCATGGTTCTTTATTTGAAAACTTTTCGCCTATCACCGAAGTAGAATTACAAGTAGCAATAGAAGGTACTCTCAATAGATGGGAACCTAGAGTAATTGTGGAAGAAGTAAAGGTAAATGATGATGATGGATATAGTCTGGATCAAAACAAGTTAGGCATAACAGTTAGTTTCTCGATAGCCAATGTTCCCAATGTAATACATGATGTCGAGTTATTTTTAAATAAGGTACGATAATGGCACTAAACACATTAGGCAAACTAGAAGTTACAGATTTAGACTTTGATACTATCAAATCAAATCTCAAAACTTACCTCAAGGGTCAGTCTGAATTTACTGACTATGATTTTGAAGGCTCAGGTCTTTCTACACTGTTAGATATTCTAGCATACAATACACACTACAATGCTTTCATGGCAAACATGCTTGCCAATGAAATGTTTTTAGATACAGCAGTCAAACGAAACTCTGTAGTATCTCATGCTAAACATTTGGGATATACTCCAACATCATCTAAAGCACCTGTTGCTTATTTGAATGTAACTGCTAACGATGCGACAGGCGGATCGCTAACTATGCCTGCCGGGCATATTTTTACAACTACCATCAGTGGAACATCTTATCAGTTTGTAAATATAATTTCAAGAACTATTCAACCCAGTGATGGTGTTTATACTTTTTCTAATGTGGCTGCTTATGAAGGAACTTATATAACAACCGAATTTACTCATAATACTTCTGATGCAGATGAGAAGTTTATTCTTGATAATAATAGTGTAGATATTTCTACTCTGGCCGTTTCAGTACAAACCAGTGCATCTGATTCAACAACGGTTACATATACTAAAGCAAACACTCTAGTAGATATTACTGCAACCTCTACAGTTTTCTTTGTTCAAGAAACTACTAACGGTGAATGGGAGATATACTTTGGTGATGGTGTTGTTGGTAAGAAACTGACGGATGGTAATATCGTCAAAGCCTCTTATGTTATAACAAACGAAACAGAAGGTAACGGAGCATCAGTATTTCAATCGTCTGGTACGATAGGTACGGCCACAGACATTACAGTTGCTACATCAGTTTCAGCGTCAGGTGGTGCCATTCCTGAAAATTTAGATTCGATAAAATACAATGCACCGTTTAGTTATGCTACACAGAATAGAGCAGTAACTGCTGCTGACTATAAAGCACTACTCCATCAGTTATATCCAAACATCGAGTCGGTTGCTGTGTGGGGTGGGGAATATGCAGACCCAGTTGTGTATGGTAAGGTGTTTATGAGTATTCGTCCAAAGACTGGTTTCACTCTAACTACAACTACAAAAGCAACCTTGGTACAGTCACTAAAAGACTACACGGTTGCAAGTATCACACCTGAGTTTGTTGATCCCGTTACTATTTTCATTACTCCGTTTGTAAATTTCAAGTTCAATGATGGGGCAACAGTCAAAACTGGTTCTGGCCTTGAAACAGAGGTTTCGGATATGATAACCAGTTACAGTGATACTGACTTGCAGAAGTTTGAAAAGATATTTCGTTTCTCTCAGTTCACAACAAAGATAGACCAAGTGGATCCCGCTATCGTTTCTAACATAACGACTATTCGAGCATCTTATAACCAAACACCTACATTAGATACAGCAACAAAATATACTATCGCTTTTGAAAATAGTATTGAGCATAGTGCTGGAGATATTGAAGGCCAGGGTATAGTTGCATGGTCCACAGGTTTCAAGATAGAAGGAAATGCTAATACACTGTATTTCGCTGACGATGGTGTTGGTAAAATATTTACTTACTATCTTACTGGTTCAACTAAAACAACAGTAGATAGTGAAGCCGGGACAATTGACTATAATACTGGAAAGATTGCTATAGATTCTATAACTATAACTGAAGTTGTCAATGCCGATGGAACTATTAAATTCTCAATGAAACCTGCTTCTAATGATTTGGTCCCTGTAAGAAATCAAGTGTTTCAGATAGACACTACTAGTATGACTGTTACTGCTGCTGTAGATACTATTGCGGCCGGGACATCAAACGCCGGAACAGCATATAACACTACATCCTCTTACTAATGAAAAAACTAGATAATAAAGTTTCTGTAAGAATAGCGGAACAGTTTCCAGAGTTTGTCCGAGCGGACAACGCTGGGATAATTCCATTTCTAGAACGATATTATGAGTTTATGGAAAGTGCTGAACTTACACTAACTAGTGTTGGTGCTGTTGACCAACTTCTGATGGAAGATGATGTCAACTTTATTCAATTACAAAATGAGGATCAAGGTCCTACCGGTCGTCAGGATAATAAAGTTGTTCTTGAGGACTCTGGTATATCTGTATTTCAAAATGGTGAAACTATAACAGGATCTACTTCTAAAGCAACGGCCACAGTTCTTGTTGAAGATATCAATGCTAACAGTAGACTTTTTATATCCTCGTCAAATTCTTTTGTGATAGACGAGGATATTACTGGTGCTACTTCTGGTGCTACTGGAACTATAAGTAAGTATCGTGCTAACCCGGTTGAGAATGTATCCAACTTAATGTCTTATGCAAACGTGGATGATACTGTCGATACTTTCTTTGACAGATTCAAAGAAGTATTTTTAAAAACTATTCCTCGGAGTTTGGCGACAGGTGTTGACCAAAGGAATATCTTAAAAAGTATTAAGGACCTTTATAGAGCAAAGGGTACTCGTAAAGGCCATGAGATTTTCTTTAGATTGTTGTTGGATGAGAATGTCGAACTATTCTATCCCAATCAAAATATGCTCCGTGTCTCGGATGGTAACTGGGCAAACGATTTTGTTATTCGTGCGGTACAGGTGAATGACTGTATGGTTATGGAAGATGATACTAACCAAGATATCTTTTTGACTATGGAGGATGGTTCTCATATTGAGCAAGAGGACTCTACACTTACCACAGGCAATCTGAGAAATCTTATTGGACAGACTGTCACACAAGACCTTGTTAGAGATGTTACTATTTTAGAAGGTGCATTACATCATCCAGATACTGCGGGCTATCAAGGACCTACAGGAGGATACTCTGCTATAGAAAAGGCCAGTGCTACAGTTGAAACAATTAATGAAATTCAACTGGGTAGTATTGTGGTGCAAGATATTATACTCAACAAAGATTCTATAGTTGGAACTTTTGTTGATGGTCAAACAGTATATGGTATAGATAACACAAATCCAAATAATACTTTATATGCTAAACTTACTGGACAACTTTCTGCTATAACAGAAACTACACCGGGACAGTATTATAAAACTACAGACCTTATACCAGTAACAACTAGAATGTTTGATGGTGGTGTAGGTGCATCAGCAAGTATCAATGAACTTTCTTACGGTAGTATTTCTAATGTAGATGTTTCTGCTGTGGGTAGTGGTTATGAAATGGGTGATACTATTACTGTAGATAATACAGGTACCTTTGGTACAGGACTAACTGCTGAAATTGCTGTGGCCAATGGTGGTTTTGCTCCAGAAACTGGATCGTTATCTACTGAGTTTAGAATTACTTTAGAAGCTGAAGTCGGAGAACTTACAACAGAAGATACTGTACCCCTTTATTTTACTCAAGAAGAAAATTATGATATGGCCGCAGCAGATCATATTGTGATGGAAGACCAAACAGTATATTTTGAAAATAGGTTGGGTAATAAGATTGCTCAAGAGTCTGCTACAGGCACAGGTGATATTACAGATATACGAGTATTGTCTATAGGCACAAACTATTCAAGTCTACCAACACTAACACTACCCACAACAGGTAGTCGGTCTGGTGGTAAAGTTATTGCTAGGGGTGATGGCAATGTGGGTAATGTTCGTAGAGTAGAAATTTCAGAGTCTGGAGTTGGATATGCAGAAGGTCCTACAGTAACACCTCCCGTTAGACTTTTACTAACAGGTGTGACGGGTAGTGCTACTGCTGCTACAACTGCTACAGGTGGGACTAGTTCAGCAACAGGTAATATAAGCTCATGGGATGCTACTTTAGGCTTATTGACTTTGACGGTGGTGACTGGAACTTACACGGTGGGTGAAACTGTGTCGGCCTCTGGCGGGTTCAGTGCAACCGTTACGGCTGTTGAAAAATCAGTATTGACTGCTACTGCTATTACTGCTGGACAGTTTGGTAAGTATGCAAATGAGGATGGTTGGTTATCTGAGGACTCTAAAAAGATTCAAGATAGTTTCTACTACCAAGACTTTTCTTATGTTGTAAAAACCTCAACTGCTATTGGTGAGTGGAGAAATGAATTACTGGGTACAGCACACCCATCCGGGTTTGCTTTATTTGGAGAAATAAATCCAGTTGCGAATCTGAATATGAGAATCAAAACGGCTTCAACTGATTCACTTCTGGTTGATGGACGTGAAACTAAAACGCCTGAGTTGTTTAGCCTATTCAAGACAATATTCACAACGAAGTTTGGAAGACGTTTGGGCACGGCCGCAGATACAATATCCACAGCACCGACAACTGGTGTAGGACGTGATACTGCACTAAGTAATGCTAAAGATGTTTCTCTTACTATGAACTTATCTTTGACTATTGCTAGAAATTCTGCATCAACCAATCTTGATGCTATGGGTTGGACAACTGCCAATCTAAATGACCATATGTTTGATCCTAGTTTTCAGAGTTCAGCAACGAGCACATCTACATTCGGTGGGCATGCTGGGTACTATGAAAAGAGAGAATTTACCACACTCAATGAAGGTGGAACACTTTCCAATTCAGATACGACAATAACATTGACTTCGGGTGCACAGTTCCCAACGGCTGGAACAATAGTTATTGAGAATGAACAAATAACATACACAGGAAAATCTGGTAACAATCTAACTGGTTGTACCAGAGGGGCAAATAGTACTAGTGCGGCTACTCATGCAGATAGTACTGTTGTCCATAATTACAAATTTATTTTTACACAGAACCATGGGTACAGAATTCAAGATTGGACAGGGTTTACTATTGCCGAGTTTAATACACCGGTAAGACATAATATTCCTGCCCCGTCAGAAATAAGTATTGGGAAATCAACCTAGTAAACTTGTATAAATATATACAAAACGGAGAGAAGTTTAATGGCTGCAATTATTTCAAACAAATTTAGGATTCATAATGCTGAACAGTTTTATGAGTCATTTGGTGAGGCCGCTGCTACCAATTACTATATGTTTATTGGACGACCACAGCAGTGGAGTTCCACGACAGGTGGAGGGTCAGATGCTGCTCCACCCGCACCAGCTGATAACGTAGAAGAAGAAGAACGTCAATGGCGTGATATGATAGCAGCCAAACGTGTATCGGCAAGTGATGTTTCCTTTGTCATTCCAAGACGAAACTGGGCATCGGGTACAACATACGATTACTACAGGCACGACTATAGTGCTAGTAATACTGCTAACAGTGGAGCAACAAGTTTGTTTGCCTCCTCTTTTATTGTTATGACAGACGAGAATAAAGTTTATAAGTGTATGTGGAATGATGGTAATACAGCCTCTACCACCAAACCTACAGGCACTGGCAATACAGAGTTTGATCCTGGTGATGGTTACATTTGGAAATATATGTATACCCTAACTTCTACTCAAATACAAAACTTTTTGACTACTGACTTTATGCCGGTTGTTGATACTAAAGGAACAGTATCAGGGGCCTCGGCTTCTACTGTATCGGCGGCGGCAGTTGATGGTGAAGTTCGTAGAATTACTATTACAACGGCAGGGGCAGGATATACTAACGGTACATATACCGCAGTGCCTATTCGTGGAGATGGTACTAGTGGTCAGTGTACAGTGGTTATTGCTGGCGGTGCTGTTACAACAGTTACAGTAACAACACAGGGCACAGGATACACATACGGTGCAGTACACGTTAATGGTATTACTTCTGTGGGCTCTCCGAGTACTGCAGCAGTATTGTCACCTGTCATCGGGCCAAGGGGTGGTCATGGTAAAGATGCTCTCAAGGAACTTGGTGCATTTTACTGTATGACTAACACAGCACTGGTTGGTGCAGAAGGTTCTGGCGACTTTGTAGTTAATCAGGACTTCCGTAGAATCGGCCTAGTAAGAAATCCTTATAACCATGGTACGACTACAGTTTCAACAGGAAGTACATTGAGTGCTCTCAAGTCAGTTACATTCAACTCCTCACCGACACCAGGTACTTTTACTAATGATGAGATTATCACTGGTGGCACAACAGGTGCGAAAGGTGTTGTAGTAGATTGGAACGCTACAACTAGAGTTTTGTCTTACTATCAAAGTGACTATACTGGTATAGATGCTAATAAGAATATCACAGCGTTTGCTGGGACAGAAGTTGTTACTGGTGCATCTTCAAGTGCTACAGGAACGATGTCTGCCGTAAACAATCCTGAGATAGCACATCATTCAGGCGATATCCTTTATACCGAACACAGAGCACCTATCGTTCGTGCGACTGACCAAACAGAAAACGTGAAACTGGTAATTGAATTTTGAGAAAATACGAAGCAATGGAAAAGGCCTTGGGTATCAAGTATGGTACTTGCAAGGATTATGAACTTGTAGAAGGAAAAGATTATACTGTAGGTGGTGTATCTGGATCGGGATGGGGATTTCAAGATGGAGAGAAAAACCCGAGATGGTCAGGTGG